AGGCCTCCTTTACTTAAGCGTGCTTTTTAACAGCTACCTTCTCGCTTGTGGTAACACGGTATCCGCTGTTGATCTCCACCTGTGCCAGTGCTCCGATAAAGTTCTCGGAATCTTTCAGGCGGATCGCTTCCAGATTATCCACGATAGACAGCGCCGAATAGTCATACATGATGAAATCAATTTTGGTCAGGTCAACCGTTTTCAGATTACCGGTATGATCGAAGTACTTAGCATCATCCAGAAGATCAAGCATGTTACATTCAACCCATAACATCCCCATCCATCTGCCGATCTGGCCGGTCTGCATAATACCGTCATTAATAACCGGTGTATACTGATCCCCGGCAGCTTCCAGCATCGTGGTATAGGTATCTACCGATGCAAGAACAACATTTGCTACCGCTTTCCCTTTTCTGACAGACTTCCGCGCGTCAAGAATCCCCCTCTTGATATTGCTCTTTGTCAGAGCGGTAGTGTCGGACAGTTCCGTCCCTTCCGTTGCCAGACATGCAAGCCCCGATGCCTGCCAACCCTCTTTACAGTCAATTGTGGCCTGCGCAAGGTGCTCCTCGGCCATGCCGTAAGGTACTGCATTCGCCTGTACCTGATAGATTTTCTTTGACTTATTCTGCGTGTTATTCAGGCGCAGATCAATCAGTGAGTTTTCTGCTTTGGTGTGATCCAGATCGGAAGCCGGTGCTTTCGGATCCTGAACCCCATCCCCGTTCAGTTTATAAATCTTTACCAGACCGCTGCTCGCATCTCCCTGATGCTTATCCGTGTAGGTAAGCCCCGGCTGAAAGATTGCGTCAAAATACAGGTTCGGTTCTACCAGTGCGCTGTATTTCTCGTCTACATAATATCCACCATATTCCATAGTTTAAATCTCCTTATCCTTTATAATATTTATTGCCCTTATACTTCCGATCCATGTAAGCCTGTTCATCGCCTACGACCGCGGGCTTGTGCGTGTTGCCGGTACCTCTGACCCAGCTCTTGCCCTGGTTGTTGTCCGCCGGCACAAATGAATCCGGATCTGCTTCTTTTAGTCTCTTCATGAAATCATCGGCTCCAGCAAAGACACCGTCCTTGAACTCAAGCTTCTGGCCTAACAGTTTAGATACCGCCGCTTCCTTAGCAAGCTCGGATTTAAAGCCCTGCTTATTCATGTACTCTTTGGCACTGAATTCCATCTGCTGGTTAAGCAGCGTTTGATTGAGCTTCCCGATATCGTCATTGTACTTGGTCTCCCAATTGGCTGCAGCCTGCCTGATCCCATCGATATCCATGTTTTTGTAGGAAGCAATCTCACCGTTCGCTGTTTCCAGCTGTGTCTTATACCCGTCTCTTTCGGTTTTAAGGCCAAGGTGCTTTTCCTTGCTTACATAGTTGCCGGTACTTAAGTCGGCAAGCTTTAACCGCTTACTTTCATCACTGATCCCGGCATTGTGTGTACTTACCTTTCCCTCTACCTGGGTATATAAATCTTCTCCTAAAATATCTTTTAAAAATTCCATAATACTCCTTTCTAATCACGCCATTTTTATATGCGGTGCTGCCGCTGTGATGCGGTGTTTATATCTCTTTCCGCAAGAGACTGTTAGTTTAAACGTCATTCCGGACATAAAAAATAAGATGCTTAACCCCGCACCTTAAAGGGAGATCAATGGATCACCCGACCTTTCTTTTCTGAAAATAAAAAGCACCTGACTACTCAGATGCTTCAACTACTTCCTTCGTTTTGCTTCCGCTTCCACAATGGGACGTACAATCCTTGTCTCACCAGATGAAAGCTCTTTGCATGATATTCTCTTTCAATATCATACTCTTCCTGGCTCATACCGTTCCGCCAGAACGGAACGCCTCTAAGGCTAGGCGTTGACCAATTATCTTTTCTTTCTTCCGTCGTACTCAATTAACCGTCCCCCTTTCGTATAATCTCTTAGCAGATTATTAACTATCAAAAGTTCTCTCCTCAAGCTTCTGTCTGATACTGGAATTATACCACTTTTCACTTGATAATTCAATTCCTCGATATCTTCTTGATACAGATCGTCAAAAAAACCTGTTTTCAAAATATCACCAGATCGTTCAGCCACATACTTAACACCATCCAGCCGAACTGCTATCATGACAGGGATTTCTTTTGTAGTCATTAGAGTACGCATATCAGGCTCCGAGAAAGAACTATCCGTATTATGATTATGGATAAATGCATACTTTGAATCAGTATTTTTATCTAGATACTTCCAGAATTTATATCCCACTTCACTCTCCATTCCATTTGTTTCATAATACTCCAGTGCGCCGGTCTTTAAATTCACCAAATGCATATGCTCGTAATTATCTCTGCTCCCCTTTAACGCGACATCCTTTATCGCCTCAGACAGCCCCTTATTGACTTCCTCTGGGTAATCTTTCAGTTTTACTGTGTAATCATTTTCAGGATCGTAAGATACTTTGGTATTGGTGTTCCTGACAACCTCCGCTGCTCCCAATTTTGGCTGAGATACCTTTTTCGGAATCGTCAGCCGCTCCCGTTGCTGTGCCAATCCCATATCCTTGGAAAACTTCACATAGGTTTGCTCTGTTATCCGCATCCGGCTTTTGGCAGCTATGATATCATCCTGATCGGCACCGGCCTTTTCAAGCAGCCGCACATCCTGCCTCTGCTTCCGGATCGTCCGCTCAAGTCTGCGCTGATACTGTAGTGCTCCGTAAGTGTCATATTTCCGGCCACGGTAGGTTTTCTTTTCATTCTCCTTGCGGTTCTGCTCTGCCAGCCATTCATCTGTGTATTTTCGCTTGGAAATCCCGAGGATGAACGGAAAGCGGATATGATAGCAGTTGATTCCGGCAAAGCCAAGCATTTCACCGCACCCGCAAACCGTTTTCATGCCCTTTTCATCGTATACCTTGCCCTGCCAGCTCTGATGGTTTAAAAAGCCGGTACCGGTATTTCTGGCTCCCATGTGCCAGTCTACTTCCCAGTGGTCGGTTCCCAGTTCGGCGGCATTCTTTTCGTTGACTTTATCCGTCATCTGTGCGACGCCGGTCATCACCGCCCGTCTGGCTGCCACTTCAATGCGGTCACTCTTTCCGGATGCATAATCAACCGTATCATTCAACCGCAAGCCGCTGTTTGTCATCTCCTGGATCACTTCATTGATTGCCTGGCTGTAGGTATGTGATCCGGATGCAATCCCCATCATGGCTTTATCAAGGCTGCGCTCCAGGTATTCCGATAGCGGTGTAAATACCCGCTGCTTACCCAGCATTACATTAAAGCCTGTTGTCTGGGTGATGTTCTCCATTGGCCGCAGGGTATCTTTCGTCTGCTGCTTGACGGCTTCAACAACTTGTTGCAGCCAGGTGTTTTCCTCAAAGGGCAGATAATCCCGCCCGGCAGCCTCGTAAAGCTCCCTGTGCCTGACATAATCGGATTCTACCGCCTGCCGGTAAACATCGTCCACCAAAACGTCTACATCCTTTAGAGCCTCGGCAATCATGCTTTTAATCCGGCTCTTGCTGGTGCCAATAGCCTGCAAGCGGTTTATCTTCTGGTCAATGAGTGGTGTAATCTCTGTGGTTTGTTTGATACGCTCAACAACCTCTCCCATGATGGACGTTTCCAGAGCAGTCAGGGTACGCTCAATTGGCTTTGGCAGCTTCTCCATTTCCTGCGGGGTCATTTAGCATCACTCCCTTGTCAGAACACTAAATTGCGTACATTTAGTATGGTTTCCGTAATCTTTCTGATGGTTTCAGAATCATCATTGTTTTTTGAGTGCTCCGCCAAAAGCTTCACCTGTTCATACAGGATATCTTCTATCTCGTTAACCTTGTTACTATCCACAGTCTTTTCCTCCTTGATTTCTATTCTTCCACTCCTGCCGATTCCGGCAGATTCTTTGCTGCCTGATCCAGTGTTTCACCATAATACTTTGCCCGGTACTCTTCAGGGCGCATGATTCCCATGCTTACGTCCTGGCGATCCTGTTCCCTT